CTTGGTTTTGAGCTCTATCACTAATAGCTTTTACTGCAGCTTTATCTGTTCCACCTTTAGTTGATGCTATATAATCCTCTCTAGACATTATCTTAAATTCATCCTTCCACGGTTAATTAAAAATAAGACCTCTTTCAGTCTATCATCATACTCTTTGTTTAAAACATCTGATCTTTTTTTCATTTCATTTTGTCTTGCTGAAAGAACTCTTTCTAATCTTTCTTGAGGGTAATTATAATAAGAAGGTAAATCGCCTCTGCCCATTTGTGGTGTGTAAACCATATTGTCATTGTATTCAGGATATGGAATTAATCCACGATTTATTCCTGGTCCAGCGACATCAAACATGTCTGGTCTTCTACTAGGGTCATCTCTTGGTCCAATAAAATTAGTTGGATATTGACTCATAATACCTGCTTCTCTGTTAGAATCATCAAATGGCATTGGTCTTTCTGGTGACATGACTATGTTACCATCTCTATCGTATTCATAAAAAG